AGTTCATTAATGGATAAGAATGATGAATTATTTAAAGGTACGAGCTTTGCCGATTTAATGTCTGATGTTTATCATAATTCTAAAAAAAAAGATAGACAGATAAATCAACTAATTTCACAATTACAACCGTTAATAAAAAATGCATCAGATGCTACAATTATTGTTCCGTTAATTAAAGAATATTTAGACGTAGCTGTCAAAAATGATGATCATTTAGTTAAACTTACATCTATTGTACAACGATATATTTCAACTAAACAAACAATTTCTGGAGCTGATGGGCTTTTAAGTGATAGCGAAAAACAACAATTGTTAGCTGTTGCAGAACAAACATTATCAGCCGAATTAGAGGATGAATTAAATTTAATTTCCGATGAGTTTAAAATAGTAGAACAAAAAATTTCAAATGCAAAATTGAAAATGGAGTCTAATGGAGATTAAATGGTATATAGCCGAAGTAGTCGACTATGAATATACATACCAATATTCTAGTGATATAAAAAATCAAATATTTGCGCTTAAAGTTCAAATAAATGATAGTGAAACTATACCCGGCGATGTATATCTTGCTAAACCGGCCAATATGAATATAAAACATGTTCCACTAATTGGCGAACTTGTTTTAATCTATAAAACATTTAATGTAAACGCTAAATATCATCAACCTAAATATCATTGGTATTATGTAAGTCTAGTAGCAATACAATCATCAGTAGTTGATAATCGAATACCCGGAGCCGTTTCAGGCTTAAATGCAGAAGCTCGAGATTCACAACTTCCAGGAAAATCATTTAAAACAAAAGATAAAATAATATCTCCTTTGCAAATATTTGAAGGTGACATTATGTTGGAAGGTAGATCCGGTAATAGTATACGATTTAGTAGTACAATTGATGTATCAAAGTTACCTGAAAAGTATTATTTAAATCAACCAACATGGACAGGTGATGTCGACAGCGATCCAATTATTATATTAGCAAATGGCCGAAAAAATATCAAAGATAATGAATTTATTATAGAAAATTTAGAACAGGATAATTCTAGTTTATATTTAACTAGTACTCAAAAATTAACTAAATTAAAAATAAACAACACATTAAAATTAGGTACACCGGCAGAAAAAGAATATAACAAGTCTCAATTAATAGGCATTGCAGATAGAATCGTATTATCTGCAAAAACAGATGTCGTTGTTATAGATGCTAAAAAAGGTATTGAATTATTAAGCGAAAATGTTAATGTAGGTATTGGCGATATGGAATCAATGGTACAATCAACAGCATTAGAAACTATTTTAAATAAAATATTAATGATATTATCATCAGGCCATGTGGATGGAGCTGGGTCTATTTCGGTTCCGATAGCTGCGCCTTTAATAGCAGAATGTCACGCAGCCATGGCAAAGTTAAAAAGTAAAACAATAAAACTTAGCAAATTTAAATAAGATACGATTATGATACAAATACCTGCAATTGCTGTTAAAAAAATTGTTCCTATACTAACTAAACAAGTTAGTTCAATACAAAATTTAATGCAAAAACTATCAAGCAGTATATCAAATTTGCCGCCAAATGTTAAATGTAATGACCCACAAGTAAAATCAAGCAAAGACCAATTATCTAAAATATTAAAAAATATTAAAAAATTAAAAAAATTACTTAAATTAATTTCAACAATATTAAAAATACTAAAAGTTCTAGCAATCATTGCAGCAATTGGAATAGTTGTAGCATTAGTAATACCAGCTATACCGGGAGTACCAACAGGTCCAACAGCTAAATTATTACAAATGTTTGCAGTAGTTTTAACAAACATACTAGGAGCTATTGCAGTGTTAAAAGGTATACTAGCAGGAATTTTAGCCCAAATAAATTCTATGAATACGGCGGCCGCGGCAATTACTACTAAATTATCATCAATTTGTAATAATGAACCAATTGTTGTTTCCGCGGCAATTGCTTCTATATTAGATAACCAAGTAATAGATGACGGCAGCGGAAATCAATCAATTAAATCAAATTCTAATCTAGATGATGGCTCAGATGATGGCTCAGGTGAAGGTGATGGTTTAGATGATGGTTCAACTGATGGTGACACAGATAATAAAATTTGGGACGGTACACGTTGGATAGATTTAAATGACCTAGACGATTCTGCATATGATGATAAATACAATAGTGAATTTTATAACAAACGGAACGTTTCAGATGAAGATATGGATTTTAGAATCGAGTCAATTATTGAATTATTAGAAAACGAGCAAGAAGTAATGATTAATTTAATTGAAGCACCTAGTGATATTTTACGTGGTAATGGTAGTCCAATAGAAAGTGCTGGCAAAATTAATGATTTCTATATTAATATAGAATCAGGGCAAGTTTATGGTCCGAAGACAGACGCAGGGTGGCAAATATCAGAACATGATTCCACAATTAAACAGATGGTATCTATATAAACTACAATAAATTATTGAACATGATATTTATATGAAAGTAACATTATGGATTCAAAAACACTTATACAATCTCTTAAATCGGCTGTTCGCCAAGTAATTAAAGAAGAATTAACAGAAATTCTTCGCGAAGGATTGCAATCTACAATTAATGAACAAAAAAAAATAGAAAAAGTTGTAGAAAAGCAAACAAAATTTTCAAATAATAAATGGTCTGATATTTTAAATCAAACAGATTCAATGTACGATCCTAGTCCAGCGCCAATGAATAGTTTTTCACAATTAATGAATGAAAATATTGATGGAATTAATATGACATCAAATGACGCACGTAGATTTGGTGAAATGCGACAAAATATGAAACAAGCAATAGGAGTACCTACAACCATAGAAGATCCGGAAACTGGAGAAATACATAATGTAGACCCTGCCGTAGCCAAGGCACTTACACGAGACTACTCCGATTTAATGTCAGCTCTAAATAAAAAGAAATCAATGTAATGCCAACTTCGCCATATACAATAATTAATCCACCGGATGTGGCGCCAATAAATTCGTCATACGGGTTTGCATTTCAAGGATCTAATCCAACTGATTTATTCCCGGTAATACAAACAGTGACATCGGCAATTCATTTAAAATTAAAAACATTATTATTAACACGTAAGGGTGAACGTGTTATGCAACCTGAATATGGAACTCTTCTAGAAGAAATATTATTTGAGCAAAATACAGACAATCTTAAAGTAGATGTAATTGAAGCATTAACTGATCCAATTGGATTTTGGATTCCTGAAATTGAGTTACAAAATATTGAAGTTATAACACCTGAGACTGATATGTCGTTAGATAATACATTAAAAATAATTATTACTTATTCAGCCGCATCAGTTAATAATGCAACATTAACATTAGTATTTGATGGAATAGGTAATGTATATGTAAACCAAGGAGTAATATTATGAGTGCAAAAAAAGATATTTCATATCTTGGGAAAGATTTCAGATCTATTAGAAAAAATTTAATAGATTTTACAAAACAATATTTTCCAGATACATATAATGATTTTAGCGAAGGATCGTCAGGGATGCTTTTAATTGAATTAGCATCATATGTAGGTGACGTTTTATCATATTATTCTGACACTAATTTAAAAGAATCATTATTAACTCAGGCAACTGAAAAAAATAATATCATGGATCTTATAGGATCGCTTGGATATCAACCAAAAAATATTACACCAGCACATGTTACTTTAGACGTATATCAATTACTTCCAGCAAGTGGGTCTGGCACTAATGTAACGCCTGATTTTAACTATGCATTACATATAAATAAAAATTTAATTGTTAAACAATCGGATGGCCCGGCGGTATTTAGAACTTTAGATGTTGTAGATTTTAGGCAAGAAAGTTCATTATCTACTAATGATGTATCTGTTTATCAGAGTGACCCAGTTACAAAACAGCCTACATATTTTCTTGTAAAAAAACAAGTACAAGCTGTCTCTGGTACTATTAAAACAAAAACATTTACATTTGGCTCTGCAATTCCGTATGATAAAATTACGTTATCTGATTCAGATATTATAGAAATTCTTTCAGTAACTGACAGTGATGGTGATACATGGTATCAAGTACCATATCTAGCCCAAGATACTGTGTTTGAAACAGTTCCTAATTTATTAGAAAATGATCCTGTACTTTCTGTTTATAGATCAAGTTCGCCTAGTCTTTTAAAAATGAAACGTACTGCAAAAAGATTTATTACTAGATTAAGATCAGATAATTTATTGGAAATTCAGTTCGGCGCAGGACTATCAGACGACCACGATACAACATTAATTCCAAACCCAACAAACGTAGGAAATGGCTTAGCAAATAGTTCACAGCAATTTAATGATGATATTGACCCTTCTAATTTTTTATATACAAAAACTTATGGATCTGCTCCAACAAATACTACATTAACTATAACATATACAGTTGGCTCTGGATTAGCAGATAATGTTTCAGCTGGCAAGTTAACATCAATTCAAAATATTACATACTCCGATGACCCCAATTCTACAAATACTAATAGTATTGTTAATTTTATTAAAAGTACAGTCGTTGTTAATAATACTATCCCAGCCCGAGGCGCAAATGCCCCGGAAACTATCACAAATATAAAAAATAATGCATTAGCTTATTTTGCTACACAAAATCGTATAGTTACTCGTGACGATTATATTATACGTGCTTATTCTATGCCAAGTAAATTTGGAAGTGTATCAAAAGCATATATAATTGCAGATGATCAGATTTCTCAAGAAAATTATAAACAAAGTAGAATAGCAAATCCAACAGCATTAAACATGTACGTTTTAGGTTTTAATGATGCTAAACAGTTAACTGAACTTAATATAGCCGTAAAAGAAAATTTAAAAACATACTTGAATTACTATAGAATGTTAACAGACGCTGTTAACATAAAAAATGCATTTATTATTAATATAGGTGTCGAATTTGAAATTTCGGTATTATCAAACTATAATAGTAATGAAATTCTATTAAAATGTATTAATGAATTAAAAAAATATTTTAATATTGATAATTGGCAAATAAATCAGCCAATCATTAAATCAGAGATAGTAAACTTACTTGGCAATATTCGTGGAGTACAAAATATCATTAATGTTAAATTTAATAACAAATATGATACTGTACTTAATTATTCTGGTAATGTTTATGATTTAGCTAGTGCAACAAGGAATGGAATTATTTATCCATCGTTAGACCCTAGTATTTTTGAATTAAAATTTCCTGATCAAGATATTTTAGGAAGAGTAGTAAGTTATTAATATGATATTACATATAGAAATTAATTATGTTTAAAATATTTTATGCAAAATCAGATGCAACTTTATATGAAGATGCTACCGTTAATGAAACAAACACCGGACTAGATGAAATACTAGAAATAGGAAAACGTATAAACTTATCTGATGACAGTTTACTAGTTAATTCTAGGGCTTTAGTCAAATTTGACTCGACTGAAATATCACAATCATTAGCTACATATGGTAAAACTGTAAATGATTGTAAATTTGTCTTAAATTTATATACATCTCATGCAAAAAATCTTCCTACGGACTATACAATAGATGCATGTATTGCTGGACAACCATGGACCAACGGCTCCGGATTTTTATCTTCTGTCCCAGAAGTTTCGAATGGCGTACAGTGGGCACAACCAATGTCTTCATGGTCTTTAAATTCCCAAACCGGTAATTTATGGATTTCTAGTTCACAACAAATTCATGTAAATAATTCATTTTTATATGTGTCTGGGTCTGGGCTTGGTGGCAGCTTCTTATATTATTCAGGAAGTGGAACGCCTTTAAATTTAATTGCATCAGAATCGTTTTCGTATCGCACCGCAGACGTTAACGTTAACGTTACAACTGCTTTAAAAGTATGGCTCAGCGGTAGCA